GGTGGCACTGCCCCAACACCAAATGCTAATGCGATAGATATCTATTCGTTTACAATTCTTAAGACTGGTTCTTCAACATATACATTATTGGGCGCAAAACAAAACTTTGGAGCATAATATATAATTTTATTTTGGAGGTATTATGAGTAAGGTTGATAAGAAATACATTGGTGATAAAGTATTAACTAATCGTGAAAAAGTATATCAGCTATATGGAATTAATGAAGCGATTGAATTGTTAAGACCAGGAGCAAAATGGGAATGGACAGGTGGTGTAGGGTTTTCTCGCTGGGACGACCCTAGACCATGTCCATCTAAAAAAGAAGTTGAAGAAACAATGGAAAAAATTAAGGCGTTTGAAGATTCCATTAATACAATATGGACTGAAGAACAAATTAACAACATTAACAACCATGAAAATTTATTAAATGGTTAAAATAGATAATAAAATAACTTACGGAGTTTATCAATGGCACACTTTGCAGAATTAGACGCAAATAATGTTGTCTTACGAATTGTTGTCGTAGGGAACGCAGACACATCAGACGCTAACGGTGTTGAAAAAGAACACATCGGTGCTGCTTTCTGCGAACGATTGTTCGGTGGCACCTGGAAGCAAACTTCTTACAATGGAAACATGCGTAAAAATTATGCTGGCATTGGTTTTACATATAATGCCAGTATAGATGCATTCGTTCCACCAAAACCATATCCATCTTGGGTGTTAAATAACACAACAGCTAATTGGGACGCACCTGTTGCTAAACCTAATGACGGTAAATCTTATGAGTGGAATGAAGCTGAATTAAATTGGGTTGAAGTTTCTATTACATAATTTAATTATTAATTGAGGAATTGTTATGGCTATACTTGATCTTTTTCCAACTCCAGTTGGAATATATGAATTGAATAGGGATGTGAGTGATATTGAAAAAGAAACTGTATTAAATTTTGAACGGAGAAGTAATTCCGGAAATTTAACGAGCAAACCTCGTAACATTGTATATGATTATCCAGAATTAAATCATCTTAAATCATTTTTTGATGAAAGTATCCAAGACTATTGCAACAATGCATTAGCAATCAATCCAAATGAAGTCTCTGTGTATATAACTCAATCTTGGGCAAATTATACCGACTCTGGTCAATATCACCATAAACACTCACATCCGAATAGTTATGTTTCAGGTGTATTTTATCTCCAATCTTCAGAAGAAGATAAAATACATTTTTTTAATTCCAATACAACTAATCACAATATGAGAGAAATTAGAGTTAATACAGTTTCTTATAATAAGTATAATTCAGAATCATGGTGGTTGGAAGCAACCCAAGGTAGATTATATCTATTTCCATCTAATTTTGTTCATATGGTCGAAACAGTAGTTGCAAAACAAACTCGAGTTAGTATCTCATTTAATACTTTTCTTAAAGGTGTTGTTGGGTCAGCAGATAGCTTGACAGAATTAATTTTAAATTAACTAAATATTGGTAGATGCGCATGAAGGTATTTAAATGGCTACACCAACTACCAGAGAACAATTAAAAGATTACTGCCTAAGAAAATTAGGATTTCCAGTAATTGATATTAATGTTGATGACGATCAGCTAGACGATCGAATAGATGATGCTCTTTCAAAGTTTAGAGACTATCATTACGATGGAACTGAGGAATTATACCTAGCCCATCTTGTCACATCAGGAGATATTGCTAACAGCTATGTGACATTAGCTGATTCTATAGTAGGCGTCAGTAGAGTTTTGCCAATTAATTCTGGAAGCGTTAGTTCCTCAAGCGAACAAGGGTTTAATATTTTTGATATTAATTATCAAATTCGTTTAAACGATTTTTACAATCTTTTATCTTCATCATACACATATTATGTTATTGCGCGCGAACATCTAGCAACATTAGATATGATTGTAACGGGCGAACTACCGTTTACATATAATAAAAAAATAAATCAATTAAAAATATTGATGGATTGGAGCGGCAGAATTGCTGTTGGCGACTATCTAGTATTTCATTGTTATAGAGTTGTTGATCCGAATTCTTATTCAAAAGTATTTAATGATACATGGGTTAAGGATTATACCACTGCATTGTTCAAAGAACAATGGGGATCTAATTTAACAAAATATACAAATTATACATTACCAGGTGGATTAGTTGTAAATGGTGAAAAGATATACAATGATGCTGTAATTGAAGTTGCTGCGCTTGAAGAAAAACTTCGTGATGTATATGAGGCACCACCGCAAATGATGGTGGGCTAATATGCCAACTTCAGTATACTTCAACAATCAAGACGCTACAAGAGAACAATTTCTTGTTGAAGATTTAATTCTAGAATCAATAAAAAATCATGGTATCGATGTAATCTACCTACCTAGAGCATCGCAATCAACTATTGATGAACTGTTCGGTGATGATACAGTAAAATACTTCAACGAATCGTATACTATTGATGTATACATGGAAACTTTTAATGACTTTGAAGGTAATCAAGAATTTTTTAGTAAATTTGGATTAGAGATTCAAAAAAACGCCAAAATAGCAGTAGCACGAAGAACTTTTTCTAGATTTATTCCAAACGCAACTCGAAATTCTCCGAAAGAAGGAGATCTTATATGGCTTCCTGTTCAACAAAAATTAATGGAAATTAAAAGAGTTGAAGAAGAAAAAAACTTCTTTCAAGCAGGAAAAATTGCCCCATATATGTTTGGACTAACAATAGAAACATTTAAATATAATGGAGAATTATTTGACACAGGTATTTTTGAAATTGATGAAATCCAAAATAGACAATCATACGCAATAAACTTTACTGTTGCAGCAGGTGGCGTTGGTAATTTTGAAATAGGTGAACCTGTATATCAAGGCAATTCATATAGTGCCGCTTCAATAAAAGCATATGTAGCAGATTTTGATAAAGCAACAAGAATTTTACGATTAAGAAATATCAAAGGAACATTTGTTGCGAATCAACACATTAAAGGATTTAATAGTTCTGCTAGCTGGATAATGCAATCAGGTAATATTATGAATAACCAAAATGATGCAGATGATAACATTATTGTCGAAAACGAAGCAGATAATATATTAGATTGGACTGAAACAAATCCATTCGGATCATCGGATGAAACTTAATGTTATCTAACGCACATTTCTACCATAGAATTACACGCAAACTTGTTGTTGCTTTTGGCACAATGTTTAACAACATTATGCTCAAGAGATATAATAAAGAAAATACTGTAGAAATTGAAAGAATTGTTGTTCCTATGACATATATGTCAAAAGAAAAATTCTATCAACGATTAGCGCAAGATCCAAATTTATCAAAAGAAGTTCAAATAAACCTACCTAGAATGACGTTTGAATTAGATTCAATCGTATACGATCCGTTGAGAAAAGTTTCTGCGTTTCAAAAATATTTTGCTCCTAAATCAAACACAGAAATAAAAACCACATACTCAACTCCATATAATTTTAATTTTTCGCTAAACATATTTGTTCGAAATACTGAAGACGGAACACAAATAATAGAGCAAATACTACCATATTTTAATCCTGATTATACATTATCAATTAATTTTGTTGATATAAGCGATCCTATTGATGTTCCTATCATATTAGAAAGCGTCAGCTATTCAGTCGAAGACGAAGGAGCAATGGAATCTCTTCGAACTATTGTTTGGACATTACAATTTACAGTTAAAGCATATCTCTTTGGTCCAATAACAAATACTGCAATAATCAGACAATCAACAGCAAATACATTCGATAGCATTTATAATGCTACTGGTAGTAGAACAATTACACTAACAAATGGAACTGGTGATTATAAACTTGGGGAATTGGTATATATTGGGCAATCAATAAAAAATATTGATGCGTCAGCATATGTTGACCAATGGAATAATGTTAGCAATACATTAATTGTGTCATCATCTAGCGGAACATTTTCAGTTAATAATGTGTTAACTGGTGCAGTGTCAAATACTGCATATAAAATATCTTCGTTTGATCTTGTGGATAAAAAGATTACCAATTTAACAGTAAGACCTAATCCATCAACGTCAAATATTAATACTGCTTTCGGATTCGATGAAACACTAGAAGAATATCCAAATATAACATGAGTAAAGTTGACGAAAATTTATCTAATATATTGAATACTGATTATATTCCTGTCGTGAGAGAAGATAAACCAGTAACAATACATCAATCAGAAAACGAAAATCCTGATGCTGACTATTCTCGTGCTAATTATTACAACCTTATCGAAAAGGGTAACGAAGCGTTGGACGGGATTTTAGAAGTAGCAAAAGAATCGCAGCACCCAAGAGCGTATGAAGTAGCAGCAAACATGATCAAAAATCTCTCTGACGTTACAGAGAAATTAATGATTCTTCAAAAGCAGCAGCAAGAACTTCAACCAAAAGAATCAGCAGCTCCAACTAATATCAATGTAGACAAGGCAGTATTCATTGGAAGCACTGCCGAGTTATTGCGACAACTAAAGAATGAATCAAATAGCGGTTAAACTAAAGCATTATCTTGGTAATCCCAAGCTGAAGCGAGTGAACATGGCGATGAATCTGACTGAAGATCAGGTCAGAGAATTCGTCAAGTGCGCACAAGATCCAACATACTTTATCGAAAACTATGTTAAGATTATCACACTTGATAAAGGTTTTGTTCAAATCGATCTTTATCCTTTCCAAAAACAAGTCGTCAATGACATTAATAACAATCGTCGTGTGATTGTAAAGGCAGGTCGTCAGGTTGGTAAAACTACGATTATCGTTGGATATATTCTCTGGTATATTCTATTCAATCAAGATAAGACCGTTGCTATTCTTGCTAACAAAGCCAGCACATCAAGAGAAATTCTTGCTCGCATCAAGTTGGCATATGAAGCATTGCCGATGTGGATTCAGCAAGGCGTAAAAGTTTGGAACAAGGGCGACATTGAATTGGAGAATGGATGTCGTGTTCTCGCTAACTCTACTGCCTCCAGTGCGATTCGTGGTTTCTCTATCTCGCTACTCTATCTTGACGAGTTTGCATTCGTGCCAAGTAATATTGCTGAAGAATTTTTCACGTCCGTGTATCCTACGATTTCTTCTGGTGAGACCTCTAAGATTCTTATCTCTTCAACACCAAATGGCATGAATCACTTTTATAGAATGTGGACTGAAGCGGTTGAAGGTCAAAACGGATTTACTCATGTTGAAGCAAACTGGCGACAGGTTCCAGGAAGAACTCAGCAATGGGCAGATGAACAGCGACGAGTTCTTGGTGAACAGAAGTTTATGCAAGAAATGGAATGCGAGTTCATGGGCTCATCTGGAACGTTACTCTCTGCAGCTGGTCTTAAATCTCTTGCTTTTATAAAACCATTGCATTTGACTGAGAATGGGATTAAAATTTATCAAGCACCGATTCCAGAACATACATATGTTATAGTAGCTGATACTTCTAGAGGAAGAGGATTAGATTATTCTGCATTCAGTGTAATCGATGTAACTAGTATTCCGTATCATCAAGTTTGCTCATATAAAGATAATAATATTAGTCCATTGGTTTATCCATCCATCATTAAGCGCATGGGCGAGTATTATAATCAAGCCTATGCGTTAGTGGAAATTAATGATAACGGTCAACAAATAGTAGATTCTTTATTCGAAGATTATGAATACGAAAATATTTTATCTACTGTTGACGTTAAGGGTAAAATTGCGCTGACATGGGGATATGGGAATAAGTCGCAACGTGGAATACGCACAACTAAATCTGTCAAACGTTTGGGATGTTCTCTCCTTAAAACTCTTGTAGAATCTGAAAAACTCCTCATACAAGATTTTGATACAATTTCTGAATTATCTACATTTGTAACTAAAGGTAGCAGTTATGAGGCTGAAGAAGGTAGTCATGATGATCTCGTCATGACTTTGGTGTTGTTTTCTTGGATAACAAATCAATCGTTTTTCGCAGATTTAACCAACACGAATATTAAACAAAAGCTGCATGAAGAACAAATGCGTCAAATTGAAGAGGAATCCCTGCCAAATTTTCTAGCAGGTCATGTTGATATAGATAATAATGATGGATTTGTGGTCTCCGACAATGAACTGGAAGAGGAACCTTATACTCTATAGCGGATTACATTTAAAAAGAATCCAATCATAATGAAATTTACAGATTATGGTGACTTGGAAATTGGTGACAGGCAAACGTGGTAAGT